AAACAATACCCGAAATAGATGAAGAAACTAAAGAATCTGAAGAAAAAAACTGTGATTCTAAAGAATGTGGTTTAATATCTGCACCATCTATATCCAATTTTTATACAGCAAGTTCAGAAGTTGACGCTAGTAGTATATTAAAAACAGATACACCGCCTATATTTAAGCCATCAAATATGGATATTCTTAATAAAATATCTAAAAAATTGAATGAAAAAAAGGCTGAACTAGCCAATAAAAGTATAATGGAAAAATCCGACATAAAACCAAAAAAAAGAAATTATAAACAACTATTATCTTTATTTAATAAAGATGGATATGATACATTAGATGTGTTTTCAGAAGAAGAATTATCTTATCTTGTTAAAAAGTTGAATGATATATACTATAATGGAGAAGGTCAGGTAGATGATAATGTGTATGATATAATTAAACAAAAGTTACAAGATAAATATCCAGATAATGAAGTATTGACACAAATCGGAGCACCCGTAACAAAACAAAAGGCAAAATTACCCTATTTTATGGCATCTATGGATAAAATAAAACCAGATACTGATGCACTAGATAAATGGATGAAAAAATATCAAAGTGGATATTTGGTCTCAGCAAAATTGGACGGAATAAGCGGATTATATACAACCGAGGGCGATGAACCAAAATTATATACTCGCGGGGATGGTGAAATTGGTCAAGATATATCGGATTTAATACCATATTTTAAGCTACCAAAAGATAAAGACATAACAATAAGAGGCGAATTTATTATTCAAAAAGAAGTATTTGATAAAAAATATGCTAGCAAGTTTTCAAGTGGGCGTAATTTTGTAGCAGGTGTTATAAATGCTAAGAAAGTAGAAAAATCAAAATATCACGATATTGATTTTGTTGCATATGAAGTAATTAAACCACAACTTGAACCTAAAGAACAAATGGAAAAATTAAATTCACTTCATGTAGACACCGTGGTTAATAATTATAAGGATTCACTTACAAATGACGAACTGTCACAAATACTATTAAGTTGGCGTGATAGTTATAAATATGTAATAGATGGTATTATTGTTGTTGATAATAAAATTTATCCACGTGAAAATAAAAACCCAGATTATGGCTTTGCGTTTAAAATGGTTATTTCTGATCAAATTGTAGAAGCATTAGTATTAGATGTATTATGGGATCCTAGTAAAGATGGTTATTTAAAACCACGTATTCGTATTGAACCTGTAACCCTAGGAGGTGCAAAGATTGAATACGCAACAGCGTTTAACGCTGGATTTGTTGAAAAAAATAAATTAGGAATAGGTGCTATGATTAAGTTGATAAGAAGTGGAGATGTTATACCTCATATATTAGATGTTGTAACTCAGGCATCTGAAGCTAAATTTCCAGATGTAGAATATGAATGGAATGATACTCATGTTGATATATTATTAAAAGATGTAAACTCTAATGATATTGTTCAAAAAAAAAATATAGAATACTTCTTTAAAACATTAAAAGCTATTAGTATAGGACCAGGTATTGTTAAAAAATTAGCAAATGCTGATTATAATACAATAGGGAAAATATTAGAAATGACTGTATCTGATTATGAATCCATAGATGGTATTAAACATACTCTTGCAACAAAAATATATTCAAGTATTGAGGAAAGTGTAGAAAAAGCATCACTTGCTAAAATAATGACGGCTTCTAATATATTTGGACACAGTATTGCTAGAGAAAAAATTAAATTAATACTAGAAAATTATCCAAATGTTTTATTAGATAAAGTAGATGATAGTGAAAAAATAGATAAAATTAAAGATATAAAAGGTATGGCTCAAAAAACATCAGAGTTATTTGTTAAAAATATACCCAAATTTATGAAATTCTTGGAAGAAACAAAATTATCATATAAATTAGAAGAATCTAAAATAAAATCACCAAATAAAAATACATCAATTGAGTTAAGTGAAGATAAAGTTATTCATAGTGATCATGAATTATATAAAAGACAAGTAGTATTTACTGGATTTAGAGACGACGCATTAATTAAAAAATTAGAAGAAGAATATTCTGTAAAAATATCAAATAGTGTAAGTAAAAATACATATTTAGTATTAGCAAAAAATCCAAACGATAGTAGTAGTAAAGTAGTCAAAGCAAACGAATTAAATATTCCTGTTATGTCAAAAGAAGAATTTGAATTAAAATACACTGATATATAATTTATCTAATATATTCTTTACAAAAAAGATATCACCGTTGAAATTTAGTTTTTCTACCAATTCTTTTTTTCAAAAAAGTGAAAAAGGACATTTATAAATGTCCAAAATGGAATTTCTTAAAATGAAATGAAAACTAAATCTCAAGGGTTTTCAGATTTAGATGTAAATGGTCTAAATTGCTAATAAATAATTATTATTTGAGAGCATATTAATTTTTATTCGTTTGTTCTTTTTTAATTTTTATATCAATATAATTTAGGAGAATGTTGACATTTGTTGACAATAAAAACCCAAAAAAACCCAAATCATTTTATTGTGAAAAATGCAACTTTAAATGTAGTAATAAAAAGGATTTTAATAGACATATTATGACAGCTAAACATTCCCGATTGACAATCGTTGACGGAAAATCCCCAAAAAACCCCAATATGTATATATGTGATTGTGGTAAATTGTATAAATCAAGACAAGGATTACATCAACATGTAAAGAAATGTATTTTATTACAGAATGCTACAGATGAGAAAGATGAGAAAGATGAGAAAAATGAAGAAGTTAATTATAAAGAATTATTAATTCAAGCAATGAAGCAAATGGCTGAACAGCAAAAACAAATAACCGATATGATTCCTTTAATTGGTAATAATAATAATAGCAACAATAATAACACGAATAATAAATTTAATCTTAATTTTTTTCTTAACGAAACCTGCAAAGATGCATTAAACATGAATGATTTTGTTGATTCATTGCAATTGCAAATAAATGATTTAGATCAGATGAATGAATTAGGATATGTAAATGGTATAACACGTATAATTTTGAATGGGTTAAATAAACTAGATTTAACAAAACGTCCACTACATTGTAGTGATGTGAAACGTGAAATCTTATATGTAAAAGAAAATAATGAATGGGATAAGGAAGAAAGCAAAACAAAGTTAAATAATGCAATAACAAGTGTAGGAAAAAACACATTCAGACACTTTCCTGAATGGATGAAATCACACCCGAATTGTGGCAATACTGATACCGCAGACAATATAGAATATCATTCATTAATAAAAAATACCCTAGCTCAAACCACAGAAGAAAATAAGAATAAAATAGCTAAAAATATCATAAAAGATGTAGTTATTGATAAGTAATAGTAAATAAATATAAAAATGTAATCATATACAATATATCATTACAATGTGTATGATTAAACCTATATTTAAAATAGTAAATAATAAATTAAATATAATAGGATTCTATTTACACATTAACATATTTTTAAATAAACAGTCATCCTTTATTAAATATATTCGTACTACTGAAATATTACCAACAGAAGTATGCAGTGAAATAATATCATATTTACCCGATACTATTGAATTAATATTACGTTTAGATATACCCGCAACATTTCCAATAAATAATTTATATGTATCATATCATGAACTAAAAAATAAGTTTTTATTTCCAGATTGCGACTTTACATTAGAAATTGATTATATAAAACATAAAGTTAAAAAAATAAACTCAAAATATTGTATGGTAGATAATATAAATTTTATAGATTTTGATTATTTACGAGCAAATAGTATAGAATATTTAAAAGATCAAATTAACACTGTGCATAATAGATTTAATCAAATACAATGCGTACATTAGTAATATATTTATCAGTATACATTTCATTACATTTTTTCCAATTTTCAAAAGTAGCTATATTCTTTTCATTTGGTTTTTTATATAATTTTTTCAAAGGATGATTCTTTTCTAGATTGTTTAAATAAAAGGTATGCGTTCTTTGTTTTAGCATATTTAGTATATTATGATTAATATACTATTAGATATCAATTTTTTTGTTTATATAATATATATAATGGGAAATCCATGGATGGATCATGTTAAGACTGTTAGAAAAGCAAATCCTGGCAAACAATTGAAAGAAATACTTAAAATGGCCGGTAAAACATACAAAAAACAAGCAAAAGCACCATGTGCTAAAGTAACAAAATCAAATAAAAAAACAAGAAAAGTAAGAAAATCCAAAAAAGGATCACGTAAAGGAGCACGTAAAGGAACAAGAAAGGCTAGAAAAACAAGAAAATCTCGCAAACATAAAGGTGGATCTACTGATGTAGTAGGTGCTCCCGTTTCTGGAGCTGAAAATTTCGCATCTGTTTAAATTAAATTCTTTATTTTACGTTTGAATATACTATCTTTATAACAAATATCAGTTTGATTTAGTATAAAGACCGCACATCTTAAGCAAATTAATATATCATTATATGCATCGTGTAGATTTTTTGGGACTGTATTAAATAATTTTTCGTGCAGTTCTGATAATTTTGGCCATTTATAATATTTACCCATAGAATTTACAGCTTCTATTTTACAAATATCTATACTATTTTTCATACTACACCATATATTTTGAGATTTATTAAATATATTTTCATAAATATTATTTCTATTACACTCTATTTGTACCATTTTTATATCAAAATCAACATTATGACCAATTATATAATCACAGTTATCTACATATTTTTTGAAGGCTAATAAACATCTAGTTATATTTGTACGACTTCTATTTGTATCTGATTTATTAATGCCGTGGATTTTGATTGATTCCTCTGGTATATTAACATGAGTTGGTATGTTAATAATTTTATTGTATTCTGCTACTATTTTATAATTAAGTGTATCATACACTATATAACTGAATTGAACTATATACGGGCATTTTTCAGTATTATAACTATCTTTAGGTATTATACCTGTAGTTTCTGTATCAAATACCAATACCAACATTATTATTTTATATACTATATAAAACAATAATATATCAATTTTATATGAATTTATGTGGAATTAAAAATTTAAGACATGGAGTAGAATTAGTAAATGTTATATGCGTATGGAAAAAGCTAAGTTAAATTAAAAAAACAAAAATCTAAAAAATAAATTTTATGTGTTTTCTATAAATGATAATTAATGTTATAAACGCGATAGCACCTAATACTACAATATAACTAGGTATATTGTTACCAATTTTTTTAAAATGATACTTAGGATTTATAGTAAATGATGCATCAACTGTAAAGCCGATTAATAATGCAATTATGAAGGCATATTTTAATTTATTAAAATCTTTAACAAAATATAATAAAATAGACAAAACTAGGAATAATACTGCAGCAACTTTATCTTTTATATATCCAATAGTATTTTTATAATTATTCATAATATATATATTATTATTATATTAATTATTTAAAATTATTATTAATATCTTGTGTTTTACACAATCCATATGTTTGTCTATGCCATGGTGAAATACCATTTTTATATATACCCGATATATGTTTGGAAGTTCCATACCCTTTATTTGAAAGAAGACAATAATATTCATCTAACATGGGATATTTTTCACACATATCATTAATATATTTATCACGATGAACTTTTGATAATATTGATGCAGCAGCAATTGATGTATATAAATTATCACCGCCTTCTATACAAGAATATTTTATATAGGATAAATTATTATTAAATAATTTACCATATGGTTTAAAATCATTACCATCTATTAGTAAATAATAATCATTAAAAGATTCAACTTTATCTGAGTTGGTTATTTGATTTATAATATCACTTATACATTTATGCATACATTGATTGTTTGCTTCTCTAATATTCAACTTATCAATATCATCATGTTCCATATACTGTACAGACCAAAATAATGCATTATTTTCAATATATTCTGCAGCTTCTGTTATTTTTTTTTGCGAATGAAATCGTTTACTATCTTTCATTTTAGAATGATCAAAACTATCATCTTTAGGTAAAATAACGGCTGATGCATAAACACGTCCAAACATAGGACCTCTGCCTGCCTCATCTATTCCTATTTCATATTTAGATTCTTCACTGAATATACTTTTTAACGGATCTTTTTTATTTACATTTTTTTTACGTTTTACAATTGGGGTTTCTTCCATATTAATAATAATATTTATTTATTCATAAGTTAATCAATTTTATTATTAATCATATAATAAAATAAGTTTTTTCTTTTTATATTATATACTAGAATGGTTAAACTAATTAAAATGGATAAAATAGTAGTAATCGGTATTTTATTTTTAATATTTTTGGTTGTTTGTTGTACATGTCGTATGAGAGAAGGATACGTATCCAACACAATAACAGGACCTAACGATAACACTTTAGTAATAAATGATGATGATGAAGCTGTAGCTGTTATAACCGATGATGATAATATATATATTAACGAAGACGCAGTAAATGATTTAGACGATGCTGATATAAATTCTTATTATGGTCCATATGGAAATAATGTAACCGTAGCAAAAGGTCCTCATGGTAATACAGCTGCTTCTGCAACCATTAATAATAGTACAGGATTACATAATCCTAGTAATTATCTTTTAAAAAGTCAAGTAGTACCTCCTGTATGTCCTGTATGTCCAAGTTTAATCGCAGCGAGCGATAACAATAATGATAGCGATGATGAAGATAATAGTAATAGTAATAGCAGCGATAGTAATAGTAGCGATAGTAATAGTAGCGATAGTAATAGTAGCGATAGCAAAAAAGGCAATGATGGTACATGCACAAACGAATCATGTTATCAAGGAAATACATATAAACGCGAAGTAAATGTTAAATGTCCTCCTTGTCCAGCATGTGCTCGCTGCCCAGAACCAGCATTTGATTGTAAAAAAATACCCACATATAAAAAATCAGATGATAGATATTTACCAAAACCAATATTAAGTGATTTTAGTACATTTGGCATGTAATTTTAACAAACAATTTTGAGTTATGGAATGACAATTTCCAAAAAGTCGTTGGAAATTGTCATTATATGTTAGCAGAATACATCATGTTTTATACCATAGATTTACATTTATTTACACCGAAAATGAATTTGTTGACGGACCATGTTTTATAATATTCGTTGTATTGTTTGCGATAATACAATGCAAATCCAACTAAAATGAGTCCTGTCATGGAAACATACATCATTTTTTGAATTTTCTTAAGTAGATCAATTGTTTCTGTTTCATCGGGAGTAACTTCTTGATAATACTTAATAAATGTAGAATTGATATAAGTAAAAGAAAGCATTGTAAACACAATTAATGTAAAACGAAGATCCATTTTTGTGAATAATACAAAGAGTACGTATATTCCTGCAGCCATTTTTAAAGTATCAAATGGGTGTAGAGGTTTATCTGTGTTTGTAAATCCAATAGCAAAATATAAAATAAGAAGAATTACCAAATGTTTCGCATACATATTTTCACTTAATAATTTTTGAGTTTTACATCCAAGAGTTTCGGCAACAAAATTACCTGCAACTGCTAAAACTAAAAGGAAAATACCTTTTATTGCATCATTCATATAATTTTCATCGGTTGACATTATACATTTTATTAAGAA